CCGTAGCCGTTGCCGTAGCCGTCTCCGTAGCCGTTGCCGTAGCCGTCTCCGTAGCCGTTGCCGTAGCCGTTGCCGTTGCCGTTGCCGTAGCCGTTGCCGTAGCCGTCGCCCTTGCCGTAGCCGTAGCCGTCTCCGTAGCCGTTGCCGTCTCCGTTGCCGTAGCCGTCTCCGTAGCCGTTGCCGTCTCCGTAGCCGTTGCCGTAGCCGTTGCCGTAGCCGTTGCCGTAGCCGTAGCCGTTTAATTCAGCAGCAAAAAGAATTCTGTCTTTTTCTTTATTAAAAACTTCCAACATCTGATCTGTTGAGCCGAAAAAGACGTTCTTATCCTTACAGGCTGATAAAACACCATCTAAGCAAGCACCACTATCTACTACGTCGACATATGTTAGATATGTTTTTTCCATTCGATCGCTGCTTTTTCGGTTACATCAAAAACAGCAGTTACCTTGTGTAAAACAGGAATATCTGCCATTGAAGAAATTCTACTACTTGAAGTAGGACCCGTCTGACAAAGTTCCTGCAAGCCTTTCTTAGTTCCCCAGTAAATAGCCATACGGCAATTCTTTAGGTCAGTCAGAGTTTGAGGTGTTAGGTCTTTACCTTCTTCAACCTCTGCATACCATACTCCACGATGTTCTGTAGTTACTAAAATTGATTTCATTTGTTTTGTTATGGGTTTTACTAAGCCGCCCAAGGCTGTTTTATTATTCAAATGTATAATTATTTCCCAGTATAAAAAGCATTTTCACAAATTTTTTTTGCACTTATTTATATGAGTGAACAATCCGGTGCTTGTCATAAACTTTTCTCCACAACGGAAACATTCGTGTTTGGACAGATTCAACTCTTTCCACCTTAATAGCTTCTGATCATATCTTGTGTAGTTCAACTCTCTATGAAAGTAGCAATTCATTAAGTGGCTGATCTCAAAAGGCTGATGATGGCCGTTAATAAGAAGATTAACACACCAGGAACCTGATCTTTGCTGTTCAGCTATACGATCACCGCAATAAAACACCCTTCCGAATAAATCTATGGTGTAAAAAGGATTATGCTCTGTCATTTCTCTCTGTTCCATCTTTCAATTCCTTGATTAGCTTTATAAAAATGGCCTTTAGTGCCATTAGTTCAGGTATTCGATACTGCACAATAGTTCCTTTTCGGCTCTCTAAATATTCAAACCTTTCCTGACCTATTCGATCGGGTAATCGCTTTCGGTATTCGTGTAAGTTTCCGTGCAAGTGCTGGTTACAGGGAATGCAACTTGAATGGATATTATCCAGGTCAAACCTCAACTCAGGATAACCCTTCGTTGGGTAAAAATGTGAGGCATTTACCTTCCTGTTTTCAAGTGAGCATCCGCAGGATATGCAATGCTTACCCCTATCTCGAAGGTTTACATACTGGTTGCAGAGCCTTTGAACGTCCTGAATGTGGCCGCTTACCGTCTTGTCCTTGTTGGTTTCCTCACGCTTCTTTTCTCGCCAATCCCTTTTCTCCTTTTTGGCCCTCAACTCCTTGCCTAGTACAGCAGCACATCCGGGTGAACAAACCTGTTGAAGTGGCCGGAAAGGAGTAAACCCCCCCCGGCACACTTTGCACTTCTTAGGTTTTGGTGGTTTCAAATCTGAGTTTCTTAAGGAAGTTTTTCATAGTTAGGCTTCTTCGGTTTCAAAAAGACTTCCAGTTTTCACCTCGTTCTTAAACCTATTCGATGTGTGAGAAAGGTTTATCAACATCTGTTTATAGTAGCTGTCTTTCAACTCAATACCTATAGCCTTACGGCCCAAACTTACAGGACTGTAAACCTCACTTCCAACACCAGCAAAAGGAGTTAAAACAACCTCACCAGGATTTGAGTAAAGCTCAACGATCCTGTCAATGACATCCAACTGCAACGGGTGAACGTGCTTCTCATCATCTTCCTCTTTACTATCCCTGAACGGTAGAACATTGTCAATACGTATGTCATCCCAAACCGATGATGCGTACCTCTGCCAAATGTAATGACTCAACTTATTCGACTTTGGATCTGTGCTGTTCTTGTACTTAGTGTTCAAGAAATCCCATAACTGAGCTTCATTGAAATCAGTTCCGTTGGCATTGTTATAAGCTCGAAGGATATTCGGAAGCACCGGAGTTTCTCCAAAGTATCTCGTTAATCCGTTAACGTGAGTTACCGGTACTTGGTTTTCTCCTTTCTTGGTGAAGATCAAAACATAATCGGGCATCGCGGTAAAACACTTTGTGCTATCCTCAACAATGAATTTATGCATCAGGGATTGAACCATAGTTCTCATTCGAACTTTCAAAGGCTCTTTCCAGATCGTAATGCGGTTGCGGTATTCGAAGCCATACTTTTCGTGTATTCGGATGATCTCATTGGGGAAATCCCAAAGCCTGCAGGTATTATCGAAAACATCAGTACAGTGTACCGCTGAAATACGGCCTTTTTTAGTCACTCGGGCAATTTCTTTTACCAGGAAATCATATTGTTCTAGGAACTGTTCTTTTGTTTCGCAGTTGCTAAAGTCGTGTTCTGAGGAACTGTAGTTGTACAATCCGGCAAACGGTGGAGAGTATATTGAAAGGTCTATGCTTTCCTGATCTAGTTGAGGTAAAACGAGCATACAATCAGAATTGTATACCGCAAACTCGTTTGTAATAAGCTGGTCTTTTACTGTGTTTTCCATTAGAAAGTAGGTTTTATGATTGTTTTGTTGAACTCTTTTACTCTATTAGTAAATGATCCGTTTACGTTTTTAGTAAGGTTTTTATGTAGCTCGATAGCCTTTTCTGTTTTCTGCTGTAAAGTTTCAAGAACCCTGGTTTGGCCGTCTGATACAACAATATCAATGGTAACATCATTCTTTTGCCCAAATCTCCAAAATCTTCTGATAGCTTGGTAGTACTGTTCGTATGACCACGTTGGGAAAAATACAGAATGATTGCAGTGCTGCCAGTTCAAACCAAATGAGGTCATCTTGGCCTTAGTAATAAGTCGGTCTATTTCACCATTTGCAAAGGCCAAAAGAATTTCTTCTTTCTTTTCTATTGATTGGCTTCCAATTATCTCGACAGCATTTTTATCAAGTTCCTTGAGGTACGAACTTTCTTGGTTAGTGTTACACCAATAAACAGAGGTTTTCCCGTCTGCTAATTCAACTGCCTGTTCACACCTTTTTAACTCAGTTTGCTTTTGTTCATGTCTTACCTCAGTCATTGATTTGGCAATCGGAGTGAACATCTGTATTTGACCGTTTACATCAACTAATGATTGATTATCAACAATGTGCTTATTAACCAAAAGTTTTGGTAGAATGTATCGATCATTACTAAATCCTAAGTCCGAAGGCATTTTACACATTATTGACCATTGGTTAACCCAAGAGAAAAAGTCCTTCTCAGCGTGAGGCTTTAAGTAGAATTTTTCCCCTATGTTCCGGTTGTTGCTATCGACAGAGTTCTGATTGTTTTTGAAGAACTTGGTTAGCATATCCATATACCCCATATAACCAAGTGCCTCAGAACTGGTTCCAAGTTCTATAAAGTCATTCGGACTTGGTGTTGCGGTGCTGAGAAACCTGTAAGGAATCTTTTTCACAAAGGCTGTAACCTGATATTTTATTTTCCCGTCGAAGTTCTTAAGTATGGAACTTTCATCCAGGATGACACCTACAAAATCTGATTCATTGAAGTAGTGAAGCCTCTCATAGTTGCATATTACTATGCTCTTTTTGTGCTTGCCATCTTTGGAGTACTCAATATCATCTATCCCCAGCTTTTCAGCCTCCAAGATAAACTGAAACGCTACGGCCAAAGGTGTTAGAATAAGTACTTTTTTATTGGTGTGTCGTACGATATTGTTGGCTATTGAAAGCTGCATCAGGGTTTTTCCTAATCCGGTATCTGCGAATACAGCCATACGCCCCTTATTAATCGATTTTTCAATTATGTGTCCTTGAAAGTCAAAAGCAATTTCCGGAATGTAATTTACCTGAAAACCAAAGTCACCGATTGAATGCCTTTTTTTCTGTAGAAAATCTAGGTACTCCATTACCTCACCCTCTCCTTTCCGTTTTCGTCTACGTAGAAAATAGGCTTTTTGTACTTAGAGTGGAAGTTCTCACGTACCTGATCGTCGGTAAGGTCGTGTCGCTTGGTATGGACTTCGGTGCATTCGTCAATCCTTACCACTCTCGTTGACCCTTTCGGGTGTTTGGCTGCTACCTGAGCGGCCTTCTTTGCGTTCAAGTTCGATATATGAACTTGGTTGAGGTTGCTTTCTATCATTTTGAGGGATTTAAAATTGAATAATACGATTTATGGGCCTCGTAACAGGCTTGAATTTGGGCAAACTCTTTACTATCTCTAGGAGTTTCATAAACCTCATCAGAAGAGAAGAAATCATCCCATTCTTTAATGGTTTTTGTCTTACACCCGATCGATATTTTATCCCCATTAAAGCCTAGCGACCATTTACAGTGCATAGGAACTTTTATGGCTTTCTCTATGTTTTTCGCTCCGTCAAGGTTCGCTCCGTCAAGGTTCGCTCCCGACTTAACCGCCTCAATCACGGTGTCTTTTAAAGTGTTGTTCTCCTTAGAATACTCGGATAGGATTTTTCCCGTCCATCTGTTTTTAATTTCAATCTTTATCATTGTTTTGCTTGTTTTGATTTATACAAATGTATAGAATAATTTCAAAAAACAAAGGGTTAAGAGAAAATTTTACATAGAGCGATTAAAATCACGATTCCGGCAAAGCCGTAGGCAATGACTTTATAAACTAGCTCAGGATAATGATCTCCGCATATTAGCTCCAGTCGTTCGGTGAGTTTTTCAATTAGCTTCATTGGTTCTAAATTTTATCGAAGGGAACGGCTATAATTTCCCTAGTATCCAACATCTTAACCAAGTAAAGGGCCTTATCCAAAAGAACCGAAATTATAGCTCCTTTCCGGCCTCCTTTGCCCTCAAGAACCCAAACAGATGGTGAGGATATTCCCAAAAGTTTAGCCGCATCACTGCTTAAGTATTTTTTCACTGGTCTATGATGAATTTAAGACCATTGATCGTTACAAATCGAACGGCTCCACTCTCCATACGGTTGTATGGTGTCATTCGGGATAATCCGTACTTCTTCTGGTAGTTGCTTGGTGTTAGTAGATTTGAAATATCTACCATTACTTTTCTCTTAGTTGTCATTTGACAAAATTAGAAATTAATCTATACTCTGCCACCTTCTTTCCTTTGAAGTCAACAATATTTGTTGTTATATTATGGCCTAATGATTTCAGTTCTGCTATTCTTGCTGCAAGTCGGAAGCATCCGTATTCAGCTAGTGCTTCAAGTGGCGTGATAGCCATACCCTTTTGAAGGTGGGACAATATCATCTTGTTCTGTGTGTCGGTCATTTTGTTATGTATTAGCGTTTTATTTTCTTCGGTGATCAATAGCATCGGTAGGAAATCTCAGGATATTGAACATTTCGCTCATTCGGCTCCTTACCCTTTGTCCGTATCTAGAACCTAAGCCATCAGCGGTTAAGTTAGTAGTTGTGTGAAGGCCGTTAAATGGAAGTTCTGCAGAATATCTTCGGGTGATAATCTCAGCAATTACGTCCGTATTTTGGCCGTATATCCTTCCCATTTCCTCAGTTCCCAAATCATCAATGAATAAACCGGACTGAGTTTCACTATCCCTATGCCATTCAGTTTTTGCTAAATAAGTCGGCTGGAATAGTTTCGAATACTTATCCAATACGTCAAATCCAGTTTTGTTATGATCCGGTGAACTGTTAAACTCACTAACAACCTCAGAAGCATTCTTTACGATAAAGCAGCGAACCGGATTTAAGTTGAATGAAGTTAACAAAGATGTCTTACCGCAACCGATAGGCCCCTGGATCAATAAACCCTTATCCAGTGAAAAACCATCCCCCATCTTCTCAAAACTTTGGTCACCTAAAAAATAAGCGCAAAGGCAATCAAAAACAGTCAGCGTGTACCCAGTAACCTGATAACCTGGATTTCTCTTTTTTAGAATGTGATCGATGTGCTTTCTGAATAGGTCGGCCTTTACGTCAATTCTTTTATCCTGAGTGACTATCTCGCTGTAATTCCTGTGTTTTTGCTTGCTATTGTGGGTTAATTCCAAGTGCCTCGCTAAACTCAAAATTTCAGGGGTTTCCTCATCAGTCAATAAAACACCTTCTTTGAACTTTTCAAAAGGCATTGTAGATGAGTACGGGTTTTTTGCAAATACCTCAGACAAGTAAAGCTTATACTCTCGGTCGGACTTGTTTTGTAAAAACTGATCCTTGGCCTGCTGGATAAACTCCATTGAAGGCTTAAAGTTGTCCGAACTCGGCTCCATTGTGAACAGTTTTTGTATCAACGTTGGTAGGGTTTCCATTGCTAAATGATTTTTTTATTGGGAATAATCCTTTATACCCGTTAGCTATTGAATGATTTATTATGTCTATTGCGGTGGTCATATTGCCATCTGAAATCTTTTTCAACTCATTTAAAGCGATCTGATGACTTTCCTGACTCTTGTATGTGAACTTGTGCTGATCCTTTTTGTATTTCAGCCACCTTGCCCAATGTTCTGAAAACTGTTCCCGAGGCCAGGGAAGTTTAACATTGTTCACAGGGTTTGGTTTTGGTTTTTCCCCCACACCCCCTTTATTTAAATTTCCTTCTGAATCTGAATTTACAATTACATCTCCATTTACTAAAGGCATTGCCGCGGCATTTGCCGTGGTTTCTGCCGCGGCTTCGCCTTGGCTTTCGTCTGGATTGGTTTCTTTTCTTTTTTTCCATCCATCAATAGCCCTCTGTCTTTGCTTTTCAGCGTGATCTGCTCTCTTCTTCATTTCTTTTTCAAGACGAACATTGTAAAAAAGACCATTATCATCTTTAACGAACTTTGCCATAACGTCTTCTGTTACTGGTTCATTAAAAGCAAGATCAATATCTTTCTGTTTTAACCTTCCGTTTTGATGCTCTAAACATAAAAGAGTTATGTATTGACCTCTCTCATTTAAAGTCAGGCCAGCAACGCTGCTTATCCAATCTTTAGGATAAAATAAAAATGCAGGATCGTTCGACATAATGTTTAAAATTTTACACTTTTTTTGTACGCTTTGCGCAAAAAAATTAAACCTCAACAAAGGTTTTCTTATATTTCTTTTGGGATTTTAATTTCCCGCTTTTTATTCTGTTATATACAGTTTTTAAACAGATGTTGTGTTTAGCTGCGTAATCCTCTGGAAGCATCAAAACAATATTATTAACTGATTCTGTCATACAGCAAATTTACAATTATTTTATAAATACCAACTATTCCCCCATAATTATTTCCATCTGCTCCCCCGGTAATGGTAAAACGATGTTGAACGTCTGGACTGACCAGCGGTGTATATCGTCGATAAAATCTGCCATTTCTGACTTATTTAGGCTCGACGTTTCCCGAATGATCTCGCCCAAAATTTCGCCCGTTTCCGGGTTGACTACGTCACGTTTTAAGAACTTTCCTTTGCACAGGTCTTTCATTAGAGTTGGGGTGTACATCTTATCCCCGGTTAAAGCGATAAGCTCTTTTGAAAAGATGGAAAATAAAACGTGTAAATAGGCGTTCTGAGAAAGGCTCCTTTTACTCCGGTGAATTTCAAAAGTCACCGTGAACAGTTTACCACCAAAGGAGTTGAAGGCTTCCTTAATAGCGCGTTTGTTCCGCGTTACTTCGCCCTCAACAACCTCGGTTAGTATTTTGATTTTAGGATGCATCAAAAGGGTAATTGATCGTCAAAAGGCACATCACCCTGATCGACTGCGACAGGCTCGTTGGAACTTCCACCAGCGTAAACCGAAATTTCACCGAAAATCGGAGCTTCCTCTTTTTGCTTCTCAGTCAAAGCCTCGTAAATAGCCTTTGGTAAGTTCTGCTTCAACAAGTGCGTTTTGGTGAAATTGTTCTCCGTTCTTTGCTGCTTCAACTCAAATCCCATAAGGTCAAAGTATATGCCTTTTTCGCCTTTGTGAAGGTGGTTTCCTTCGATAGGAATAATAAGGCACTCAACTTCTTGGCCGTCTTTCCCTTTCATCTTTCTTACTACGTGCGTTAATCCGCACAGGTTTAGTTTTACTCTCATATTTCTGTAGTTATTAATCGTTTTGACCAGTCAATTTCAGCGTGGTTAGACAGCATCCATTCAACTAGTAGGTTTGTTGTTTTTACAAAATTGTCTACCATTTCAACACTCAACTTGTATTGCTCACGGTAGAAATACTTAAAGTCAGTTACAAGGTAATCAAAGGTCTTTAAATCAGTTGAAAGCAAGTAAGCTGGTGTTTGGAAGTTACTTCGATATTTCCCAGCCTTATAATTTTGCGTGGTCTTTATATCAATGATCCGATCAGGCTGTAAATTATCAATGTAACCAGTAAACCTTACCGTATAATCCCTAACTAAAAACTCAAGTTCTGTTTTGACCTGCCATTCACCTCCGTCCGTTGCCTCGTAAAACTTTTGCATTGTAGTTTCAGGTACCGGATCATAAGGCTTCAAATCCCTTACCGCATCTTCAAAACCAACCCCCAATAATTGCTTGTCGGTTTGAACCTGTTTAACCATATTCACCCGGTCGATCATCTTGTTGTGATCCATCCCGTACCATCCCCTGCCGAAGTTGTAAAAATCATTCAGCAGGGAAGGGCTTAGTTTAAGGATATTCACTTAAAAGAAATAGAAAGGTAATCTTCTGAGTAAGTGATCGTACAAGGTTGGATAATTTCCGCATCCTCAGAAACAACTGTCAATCCCTTTTGAGCGTTAATAGCTGCCGTTTTTGACCTCTCTTTAAGATCGGCTACCCTTTTCTCAGCTTGCTCAATCTCGGCTATGCCTTTGAAGCTGTAATTAGCTCGCCCATTATTTCGGGTGAACTTAACCCCGTTAAGCTCGAATGTCTTTTCAGGCTGCTTCGATGCTTCCTCCATTGCGATCGGTTTTACAATGTCCTTAGCGTTAGCGATCATATCTTCCAGGAGCTTAAGAGCTGCCAATCCATCCAGCGGATTAGCCTCTCCTGATAATACTGATTCGGCAATACTTCCAATGGTCATCACCTCTCTTGATACTCCGAATTTCTTCGTTAGTTCTTCGTTTTGCATAATGTTTATTTTGCTGCGGTTAGTAATTGCTCGTGTTCAGGTGATAAAGAGTAGTGCTGCTTTATCTTTTCAATGGTGGTTTCTCCGGTGTAAATGGAATGGATAGCCCCCTGCCATTTTTCGTGAGTAGGCGTTAAAGATGGAAGTGGTTTTTTAGCTGGTTGAGGTTTTACTGGATCTCCGGTTGCGGCCCCCTTAAATACATCAATGCCAATTTCCAAATAACTACCGATTTTTGTTAAAGCATCGGTTGCGGCCCCCTTATAGGCATCACCTAAATCCGGATTATCATTCCCCCCGAATTGCTCAACTCGAATTGAATAATCATTAACGGTGAAAACTGATTTTACAACGATCATCTTCCCGTCTGATCTTATTACCTCATTTTCTATAGTCCACTCCCCTATACCGAAAACATCGTTAAGCCTCTCAACTACATAAATGGCTTTTATGGTGTTGAGAAAGTTTTTAGTAGGGTGAGGTTTTATAGCCTCTTTTGGAAGCGGCTCCCTAAGGGCCGCTCTCATATCTTCTGTGATCTTTTTCATTTTCCAGTATTTACAACATTTCTTAAGTAGTGTAAAACCCTCTCTTTAGGGGTTAACTCTAAATCCGGTCTGTAAGGAGTTCCCATTGCAGGAAGGTCTATATTTACATAGTCCCAAAGTTGATCGTAGTCCATTAGTTCTGATTTTCAAGGGCGGTTTTCAGCCGGATTAATACATTCAAAGAGTTCGCGTAATTCCTTACTTCCGACTTCGGGTCTTGTAATACTTCCAAGTTCACCCGAATGCACTTCGGTAAGTCTTCCACAATCTCGCTGCAACTGATCTGAATAGTTGCCGGAAGGGTCGGTAAATTCTCGAAGTAACTCATCAACTCCGTTACCGCTTTTGTTGAAACTGCCATACATATTTATTTGTTTTGCTTTAGACAAAGGTATAAAGGTTTTTTAAATACGCAAACACTTTGCGAAATATTTTTATACAATAAACTCCAAACTCGTTTCAATCTTAAACTCGTGGTTAAGGATATTTATTACCAGAATTTTCGTACAAGGGTCTAAAGCGCGGATCATACTTATACGCTTCAACGGATCGCCTACCGTTTCAAAATGTTCGTCGATCAACTTTATCAGCCGGGAAATACTAACCCCAATTAAACCCCGATTTATTACAGGCATTCCATAGATTGTCTTCATGTGTTTTGGTTTTGTTCTTGACAAATGTATAAATGTTTCCATAATATCCAAATAAAAAAGGGCAACCGAAGCCGCCCTTTCTTGAAACAAAACAAACAAAACAAAGCCTGATCGGCCTCACAGAGTATCAAATGTACTATTTCGCAATGAAAAATCCTAACAATGCCCCCTCAATAATTGCCAACCACCTCCAATTTCGTTTCCTTTTGGTTTCTTTTTCCAGCCTATGTGCAAGACTGTTGTTAAGTTCAGCGTACTTGGTTTTTATTTTATTGTCGATTTCTACTATCTGTTTTAAAGCTATTATATTGTAGTCTTGGTTGATTATAATGCTGTCTTTTATGGGTAGTAACATTACTGCCGCTAGTAGTTCAGCGTTCTGATCGGGGGTGTAACAGGTAAGGGAATCCAGTTTAGGAAGGGAATCTAATTTTAAGGCTTGTGCCATCATTTGGTCTACCTGCTTTTGTGAGTAACCTTTGACCTGGTTTATTACCTGTTGAGATCTTTTTTTCAGGCTGTCTATTACAATATCCTTTAATACGATTTTATCGGCCAAATTTGAAGCCACACTCTCTAGGCTGTCTATTTGGGTGTTTTGGTTTATTGGTGGTAATTTACCCCCTTTTGGGGCAATGTAATACCCGATAACGAATGCGAGTACTAGTAGGATGTAGTGTGTTGCTTTCATTTGGATTGTTTTTCCAAAGATAGCACAAAGAATAATTTGTACTCCATAAGGGAGTCGAACCCTTCTTCACAGATTGAAAACCTGTTGTCCTAACCGATAGACGAATGGAGCAAGTTTTCCCCCGTGGATTCGAACCACAATTCTCTGATTCAAAATCAGATGTCCTGCCCTTAGACGAGGGGAAAATGTAGCAGACTATCTCCCCGTCTGCTATGGGATTTGATTCTGGAGTATTAACTCCGCCTCAGGCGTTGATCAGGTAGGACTCGAACCTACGGTGTGTCTTTGTCACAGATTTACAGTCTGCTGCCTTCGCCGCTGGGCTACTGATCAATATTTGTAGGGTAGACTGGATTCGAACCAGCGACCACCTCATCCCAAATGAGGTAAACAACCACCGTTATCCTACCCTGAATAAAAAAACCCCGAACATTTCTGAACGGGGCTTTTCTTGTATGCGAGTTTTATATGAAACTACACAGCATATCCAATACCCCTTGCACAAGGTTCCGGCTGCTGATATAGGTTATTCGTTTTCATAGGGCAATAATACAACTTATTCAGTTAACTGAAAAATAAATCAGCTTCCTCCTTACGTCGATTAACCAAGCCTCTCAACTTAACCCCCTGAGCGGTTGTGTACTTCTCAGTAAACCATTTGTAAATGTCTTCTTTAGGTCTTCTCTGATTAATCAAGTCGAAAAGGGTATTACTTCCTCCTGTATTATAAGTGTGAGATACCAAAGCATCAAACTGATTTTGATTAATTTCAATGTGAACCTTCTTTGATACGATCGCCTCAAATACATCCAAGTCCTTATCCAACCAAGCTAAAGCATCGGCCTCAGTTTTAATAACCCTGAACTTATCTGCGAGTGCTTTATTCGAGGCACCCTTTATAAAGTTGCCAGACCCATCTCGCATAGCGTGTCCGTAACCCTCAGTCCAAATTCCAACGGGGTCTAGTTTCGGTTGAAGTCCGATAGCAGTCAGGTCACCATCGTGTAACCCTTCAAACTTCTTGATAAGGTCAAGTCCTTTATTGCTTATTTTCATTAGTCAAGTTTTTCAGTTTCTCCTACCACCTGAGTGATCTCAGTAGTAGTCGTTGAATTAGGTGGAGGCGTTTGCTTCTTTATACCACCAAAGTAAAAAGTAACAACAGCAGTTAATACCCC